CTTCTGTGCCGGAGCCAATCACACAAGCCACAATCATTCAGGCTTCACGCATCTTCAAACGCTACGACTCTCCGCTCGGTGTGGCAGGCTTCGGTGACTTGGGTGCGATTCGTGTGTCTCGCTTCCTTGACCCTGATATGGCTCAGCTAGTCGAGCCGTATCGTCGTATGCGGATATTTGCATGAGCTATTCAGTCACAGAGATTAAGACTGGTATCTCTAACGCCTTAGCCACAATCCCAGGCTTGAGGGCTTACGCCCAGCAACCAGACAACATCAATGCTCCGTTTGCTTGGCCTATGTTGGATTCAATTACCTACAACGGGGCGATGCGTGGTGGGCTAGTGACCCATATCTTCGTGGTGTCTGTGGTTGTGGGTAGGTCTGCGGAGCGCACAGCTCAGACTGCTTTGGATGGGTATCTGTCTTATGAGGGTACGACTTCGGTTCGTGCAGCGTTGGAGGCTGATCGCTCGTTGGGTGGGGTGGTGCAAAACCTTCTAGTCGAATCTGCGAGCAATATCTCCACTATGGATGGCAACGATGCAACCTATCTGATGGTTGACTTCCGTGTGGTGGTGTACGCTTAGTCTGTTGATTCGTCGTCCTGCTGGCGTGTAGAGTTTTATTAGTTAATCTTCGAGTGCCGTGAGGCAGGAGTATCAAATATGGCAAAGCAAGTTCTCACAAACGTAGCGGTCACCTTCGGCACAGCGAACACCGACATCACGTCGTATGTCGCATCAGTAACTCTGAACCTGTCAAAGGCTGAAGTTGCTACAACTTCATTCGGTTCGTCTGGTGCAGTAACACGCATCGCTGGTCTTGCAGACAATTCAGTCACACTTGATTTGCATCAGGATTACCCAACGATTGAGAAGTTGTTCTACGACGCTTGGAACGCTGGTACTGCTGTACCAATGACAGTCAAGCCAAACGGAACTGGTGCTGCTTCTTCTAGCAATCCGCAGTATGCGTTTAACGTTCTGCCCCTAACCTGGCAGCCAATTCAGGGTGCCATCGGTGACCTTGCTACTGCCTCTGTGACTTATCCTGTAGACGGTGCTGTAACTAAGACTGGTACTGGCGCATAACTTTTCTTTAATAACCCTTACCTGCGGAGGTAGAAAATGAAGATAGCTCTAGAGATGACTTCTGCTTTGGATCAGTCCAAGCGAACCATCATGGCAACATTCCCAGACTTTATTGCTTTTGAAAAAAAGTTCAGCAAGAGTGTCGCCAAGTTTGAAGCCGAACTGACCTTGACTGATCTTGCGTTTATCGCATGGCATTCGGAGCATCGTCAGAAGAAGACGGGTTTAGATTTTGATTCATGGATTAACGATGTCGAGACTTTGGAGTTGGGTAACCAAGCTGACGCTGTGATCGTCCCTTTGGAGATCAGTCAGCCCATTGGATGATTGCGTACCTGTCTGTTGAGACAGGTATTGCTCCTTCGGTGTTGCTGGCAGAAGACCCTCGAATGTTGTTCACGATGTTTGCTTATTTGCGTTGGAGAGCAATTCATCTAAACAAGTAGTCTGTTGTTATGGCGGTTTTCGGTAGAGCAGGTCAGGCCACTATTACTGGTGGTAATGATGCGATTCAGATACAAGGTATCTACGAGTTTCTGCGTGATGCTTCAAAGGCTGATAAACGCTTTGATGTTGAGATGCGTAAATCTGCTCAGGTAGTCGCACAGTTGTTGGTGGATAAAGCCAAGGTTGAGGCTGGGACTGTCACTCGTAATCGTCAGGCTACTGAGGTGATGAAGGGGATGCGGGCTAGGAGTGACCGTATTCCTACGGTGAAGTTGGATTCAAAGTCAGGTTTTGTTTCAGCGTCTAATCCGAACCGCAAGCGCAAACGCAAGGTCACCAGGGGTGACGTGTTCTTTGGTGCTGAGTTCGGTGGTCAGGCTCGACCTAGGACTAAACAGTTCTTGCGCCATCGTGGGCGTTCGGCGTATTTCTTTTGGCCTACTGTGCGTAAGGAAAAAGAGAATATCGCTAGGGAATATTTGGCTGCGATTCAGAAGGTGTTAAACACCCTTAAAGATAATGCTTGACTTCGGCTGAGTTTCGGGTACCCTTCTAGGAGGAGGGGTTATGGCGAATCTGTTTAGGAATGTGAAGTCGATTTATCCGAAGCCGTTGGCTTCGTCTTGGGTGCAGTTGAAAGAGCTGTTGTCGTTCCATGAGGAGAACGCAGTCAAGCAGGCTGGGGCGTTGTGGTCACCGGTTGAGTATGACGCTGGTACTACCAGAGGCAACCGTAATGTCAGGTTTGTTGAGGCGTTGGTTATTGACATGGACGGTGAAGCGTTTGACGATGCACGTCTTGACGGTTTGGAATGGTTCGCTTATTCCACCTATTCGCATCGTCTAGACGATCCTCACTATCACCTTGTTTTGCCATTAGCGGAGAAGGTGCCTGCTTCGTTGTGGCGTGTGGTGTGGGCTGAGTTACATAACCGTATTGGTTTGGTTGGTGACCCTCAGACTAAAGACCCTGCTCGTATTTTCTATCTGCCTCAACACGCACCGGATCAGCCGTTTGAGTTTCATGAGGGTCATGGCGAGTTGCTTGATTCATCGTTGAGGTTGGATGTTGAACCTGTCATCAATCCTGTGTCTCCTCGCTCGAAGCAGGTGCGTCAACCTCGTCAGCGTCGTGCTGGTTCAGAGGTGTTGTCTGAGGCTTGGTGGAATGAGCCTGTAGATATTTCTCGTTGGGATGGTCTGTCGGGGAAGGCTTTGTATTCTGCGATGTTGGATGAGTTCAACGCTTTACTGAATGGGTTGTCTGTTATTGAGTAGAATCGTCGCATGGCTGGTGAGCGGACGTTCGTTGTTAAGTTTATTTCTGATACCGCTGCAGCCAAAGCAGGACTGAAACTTCTATCTGGTGACATCAAGGGTTTCGGCAGTCAGGTTTCTAAGACCTCACCTTTGTTTGGTGCTTTGGCGGTTGGGGCTACCGCAGCGTTTGGTGCTATCGCTGTTGGGTTGACTAAATCGGTTAAGGCTGCGATGGAAGATCAAGCCTCACAGGCAGAGTTGCAACGTCAGTTAGAAAAAACCTTTGGTGCTAATGAGGCTTTGGTTGGTTCGGCTGAGCGATATGTTTCGGTCACTCAACTTCGATACGGTACTTCGGATGTGGAGCTTCGTGCATCGCTTGGTACTTTGGTTCGAGCAACAGGTGACCTCACCCAATCTCAAGACCTGCTTAATACTGCCCAAGATATTTCTGCTGCCACAGGTAAAGACCTTGCGTCTGTTTCATTGGCGTTGGCTAAGGCCAGTCAGGGTCAGTTCACAGCGTTATCAAGACTTGGTATTCCGCTTGACGACAACATTAAGAAATCCAAAGACTTTGGAAAAGTTGTTGACCTATTGAATGACCAGTTCGGCGGTGCAGCCGAAGCTGCTGCGAACACCTTTGGTGGACAGTTAAAGATTTTGGGTGGACAGTTCGGGGAGATTGTTGAATCAATCGGTGCAGCCTTACTGCCATATCTAGAGAAGTTCTCAAAGTTTTTGGTGGACAATGTTGCTCCAGCCGTTCAACGCATCGTGACTGTGATGGGCGAGAAGGGTTTGGTTGGTGCATTTCAGCAGTTGATTTTTGAGTCAGGTAACGCTGCGCCAAAGGTCATCAACGTATTCAAAGCGATAACTCTTGGTGCTGCTAATGCGGTGAATGTTTTAGCAAAAGCGTTCTTCATCACAAGTGCGACATTCAAACTGACAACCCGTGACTTCGTTGGTGCAGCAAAAGATTTCTACAAAGCAACTCAGAACTTTATTGATGTTGGTGGAATATCAAAACAGTTTGATTCTGTTGCCAAAGGTATTGACAACTATGCGGTGCGTGGAATCCCGTCAGCGATTCGAGCGCAACAAGGCCTGCTTGGTTCCACCGAGGATTTGACTGGTGATGACACGAGTGGCTTGAAGGGGACAAATAAGACTCTTAAAACTGCTACTGAAAAACTTAAAGAATATGGCGATTCGTTGAAGAAAACAGAATCGTTGCAGGACAGGTTGACGAAGGCTAGTAAGTCTGAGTCTGGGGCGTTGTCTTCGTTGACTGATGCCAATAATGATTTGGCTTCTGCTAAGGCTAAGTTGGCTCAGATTGAGCGTGGGTTTGGTGCTGGTTCGCCGGAGGCTTTGGCTGCGCAGAAGGAGTTGGATAAGGCTCAACGTGCGCAGGAGCGGGCGACGTATGCGGTTGAGGAGGCTATCTATTCGGTTGCTGATGCTGAGAAGAATCTTGCTGAGGTTCGTAAAGACCCTGAGTCTTCTCCGATGGATGTGCGTCGAGCAGAGTTGGATTTGGCTGAGGCGAAGTTGAGTGTGACGGATGCTATTGATTCTCAGATTGATTCAACTAAGGAGTTGAACGATCAGCAGACATTGTTGAACGAAACGATATTTGGTGCGACGATTGGTTCGTATCTTTATGATGAGGCGTTGCGTGGTGTTGAGGATGCGACTCGTCAACAGGCTTCAGCGTTTGAGGCTTGGGAGGAGGCGGTCACTAATACGAAGAACGCTCAGGATGATTTCAATGCTTCGTTGCAGGCGACGATTGATTTGATTGCTAAGTATCCGAAGCTGTTGGGTGGGATGCCTAATCCGATGGGTGGGGTGGCAGGGCAGGTGCCGGTGACGGCTGGGGGTGGGTTTGCGTTGAGGCCGAATGACACGTATCAGATCAATATCAATGCTGCGATTGCTGAGCAGGGTTTGCCTAAGAAGGTGGTGGATGCGTTGCAACAGTACAACCGTACTATTGGCAAGATTCCTGTGAAGACTAAGTAGGGGTTGGGGATGTCTGTTGTTATCCCAAACTGTGGCACCTATACGGTGGAGATGGATTATGGTGCGTCAACTAATGCGTTCCGTTTGGATGATGCCCTTGCTGGTGTTCTAGACCAAAGTGTGTATGTGTTGGAAGGAACTACCGATTGGCAGGATGTCACGAACTATGTGAAACAGGTGTCTATCAATCGTGGCAGGCAGAACAGGTTCCGTGACGCTACCGGTCAGCCTTCGACTGCGGTGATTCAGATTGAGGACTCGGACTATAGTTTCAGCCTGGTCAATGAGGGTTCACCATATTGGAACACGACTAAGAATCGGTTGGGGTTTGAGTTGAACTCTGGTGTGCGGATCAGCCGTAACGGAACCTATTTGTTTACTGGAATCATCACCCAATACAGTCAAGCAATCGAGAACCCAAGCAGGTCACTTGTGACGGTGAACTGTTCAGACGCATTGTTTGCTTTGAACAACAGGAAAACTCCTGCGATAACTCCAGTTGCTCAGCGTTCTGATGAGCGCATTATTGCCATATTTGATGAAGCAGGTTTGTTCACTAGACCTCAACAGCGTGACTTGCAAACAGGTGAAGCTCGTTTGGGTACCGCACCTATTGACGAATCATCATCGGTTTTAGAGTATTTGCAACGCATCAACAACTCGGAGCAAGGTCGATTTTTTATTAAATCTGATGGGTCATTTGCTTTTGATCGTCGATTGATTGGGGAGTTACAAAATCTAGAAGTTGTGTTATCTGATGCTGGTGGTACCGCAATCCCATTCACCCAATTTGAAATCTTGAGTAACTAAAATGGGCAACAGATTTTACGACATAGTTTTTGAAGAACTTCCAAACACGGGAAACATCGGTGACTCTGTTGCAGCACCATCAGTTCAACGACCAAACGAGTTCACCCCAACTAACCCATCTGTTGTGAACGTAGTGAATGTCGCTATTGCTCCGGCAGCCCCAACGACTTCATCTCTGAACACCACAATCCAATATGCTCAAGCCGTCGCAGACGCATCGGTTGCGGATTTCGGTGTTCAATCCACTCCGGTTGTGGTAACCCTTTTGGAAACCCTTGATGACGCTGGTGACTTGGCTAGTTATTTAATTCGACCTGTGCCGGCATTCTGGTTTGGCAACATCCAAGTCATCATGAACGGCCTGACCGATGTACAACGAACCACCATCGGCTCACTTGACATTGGGTCACAAGTATCGGTCACGAAATCATTCCCGAACTCAATCCCATCAACGGTGACACAGCTCATGGCTTTAGAGGGCATCTCCCATGACATCACCCCAGACCGTCACATCGTCACCCTGTACACCAACCCTGCACGTATCTACACCTACTTTATCGTTGGTGGTTACACGACCACGACAACACGCACCAACCTTGTTGCTAACCCAAACTTTGAAACCAACACCACAACTTGGGCTGGTGCCTCATGCACACTTTTAAGAGTTACAACCAATCAATACATTGGTACAGCATCAATGCAAATGACAAGCGCAAGCGCAAGTGATAACACGGCACGAACAGCATACGAACCGAACTCGCCTGTAACGGTTGGTTTGTCTTATACGGCTAGTGCATATGTTTATAACTCTGCTGGCAACAATCGTCAGCACCGAATTAGCATAAGATTTTTTACTAGTGGCGGAGCACTAATTTCAAT